CGCACCCGCCTGGTGCTCCTTCAGCACCCCGATGATCTGCTCCTGCGTGAACCTCGATCGCTTCATCATCCGTCTCCCTTCGACGGACTCTAGCTCAGGGCGGGGACATCCATGGGGGCAGGGTCACAGGCTCTGAGCCCGGTTTCCCGCCGGCCTCGATCGGCTCGACGTAACAAGAAAAGTCGGAGCTGCGCATATCGGTTTCCCCGTAAGCGCCTGAAAATCCTCGCATCTGATGACCGGCGGGGCGTCCACACGCCGGTCTCTGTGAAGGACGACGGAGCGACCTATGGGGACCAAGCATCTGACCCAGTCGGAAGTGGCGCGCCGCTGGTGCCTCAGCCCGCGCACGCTGGAGCGCTGGCGCTGGCTCGGCCAGGGCCCGCGCTTCCTCAAGGTCGGCGGCCGCGTGGCCTATCGCCTCGAGGACATCGAGGCGTTCGAAGCCGCGCAGCTCCGCACCATCAGAAGCAAGAGCGAGCATCGCCCCGCCGCCTGACCGTACCCGGCTTCCCTGCCGGGTCTTCCCGGGAATGCAACACCGCCGCGAGGCGGGAATACCGGGACGGTCAGCTCCGCCGCGTCGGGGCCCGGCAGCGCCTTCATCGACGGAACAGGAGCGCGACGACGAGGGAGTCACGCTTCAATGTTCAGAACCACCACGCCGCTGCAGCGGCTTCGCGAGTCCTCCTACGCGCTGGCCGACCTGCCGGACAGTTTCCGCACCGGCGAGTTCGGCGAGTACGGCCAGCCGCTCAGCAAGGCGATCACCGACGCGACGGTGGACGACGTCGCCTTCGCCATCCAGGCGCTTGGCGACGAGGCGGACGCGATCTTCCGCCGCGGCACCGCGCTCAGGCAGCTGCACGACCGCGCGCGCCGCGCGGGTGCCCGCGGCGCGGATCTGGCCGTTGAGGCCGCCCTCCGCTTCGAGGAGCGCCGCAAGTGAGTGCGCCCTTCGACAGCCGCCCGCCTGGCGGTTTCCGCATCATCACCGCCGATGAGCGCCTGGCCGAGCGGCGCGGCATCAAGGGCGTGCTGACCGGCATTTCCGGCATCGGCAAGACCTCGCAGCTGTGGACGCTGGACGCGGCGCGGACGCTGTTCGTCAACCTCGAGGCCGGCGAGCTCGCCGTGCAGGGCTGGCCCGGCGACGAAGTGCGCGTGCGCAGCTGGGAGATGGCGCGCGACCTCGCCTGCTGGATCGGCGGCCCGAACCCGGCGATGCGCCCCGACCAGCCCTATGACACGACGCACTACCAGCGCGTCTGCAGCGCCTTCGGCAGCCCCGAACAGCTCGCGAAATACGACACCATCTTCGTCGACAGCATCACCGTCGCCTCGCGGCTCTGCCTGCAGTGGTGCAAGGGCCAGCCGCAGGCGGTCTCCGACCGCAGCGGCAAGCCCGACCTGCGCGGCGCCTACGGCCTGCTCGGCCAGGAGATGATCGGCTGGCTGACGCATCTCCAGCACACGCCGGACAAGAACGTCTGGCTGGTCGGCCTGCTCAACAAGCAGCTCGACGACTTCAACCGCCCCTACTTCTCGCTGCAGATCGAGGGCAGCAAGACCGGGCTCGAACTGCCGGGGATCGTCGATGAGGTGATCACCCTCGCCGAGATCCCACGCGAGAAGGAGGCGCCATACCGCGCCTTCGTCTGCACCACGCTCAATCCCTTCGGCTACCCGGCGAAGGACCGCAGCGGCCGCCTCGCCACGATCGAGGAGCCGCATCTCGGACGGCTGATGGAGAAGATCCGCCGTCCGCTCGCCTCGCCGCCCGCGGCGCAGTTCCAGGTCGCACTGCCCGCGGCGGCGCCCGCCACCCCCACCACCAGCACGACGGCCGAGGAGGGCTGAGCCATGTCCGGCAGCTTCCCGCACGACTTCAACGGCGCCGAGGCGCAGCAGGACGCCTTCGAGCCCATTCCCGCCGGCACGCTGGCGAAGGTCCGCCTCACCATCCGGCCCGGCGGCGTCGGCCCGGAGGGCTGGGTGACGCAGAGCCGCACCAGCGAGGCGCAGTACCTCAACACCGAGGCGGTGATCCTGGAGGGGCCGCATGCGCGGCGCCGCGTCTTCACGCGCATCGGCCTGCGCGGCAAGGGCGGCCAGGCCGAGGACACCTACGCCAATCGCGGCCGCTCGCTGATCCGCGGGATCCTGGAGAGCGCGCGCGGCATCGCCGCGAAGGACAGCTCCGACCGCGCCCGCGCCGCGCGCACCATCCGCGGCTATGGCGACCTGAACGGGATGGAGTTCGTGGCCCGGATCGGCGTCGAGAAGGACCGCGACGACCCGCGCGGCCCGGGGCGCAACGTCATCGCCGCCGCGATCGGGCCCGAGCATGCCGACTACGCCCGGCTGATGGGGCCGGCGCCGGCGCAGCCCATGCCCGCCGGCCCGGCAGCCTCGGCGACCGGCGGCGTCGCGCCGCCCTGGGCAGCAGCCCAGCCCTCCCAGCCGCCCGCCGCGGCGGGCAACGCGCCCTTCTGGGCGCGCTGAGCGGGAGGTCGGCCATGATCCCGCGCGACTACCAGCGGGCGGCGGTCGCCGCCGCCCGCGCCAAGACCGCGACGGAGGGCAACACGCTGGTCGCGCTTCCCGTGGGCGCCGGCAAGACCGCCGTCGCCGGCTTCTACATCGGCGAGGAGGCGGCGGCCGAGCTCGGCGCCCGCTTCCTCGTGTTGCAGCACACCGACGAGCTGATCGAGCAGAACCGCGCGACCATCGGCCGCGTCGCGGGCCTCCCCACCTCGGTGGTGAAGGCCGAGCGGGACGACTGGTCCGGCCAGGTGGTGTTCGGCAGCGTGCAGACCCTGGCGCGATCGGCGCGGCGCGCCCGCATGGGGCAGGTCTCGCACCTCGTCGTCGACGAGGCCCACCGCGCCGCCGCGGACAGCTACCAGGCCATCATCGCCGACGCCCGCGCCGCCAATCCGAAGCTCAAGCTGCTCGGCCTCTCGGCCACGCCCGAGCGCGGCGACGGAAGGAGCCTGCGCAAGACCTTCTCGAACATCGCCTTCCACCTGCCGCTCTCGGCGCTGATCGCCCAGGGCATCCTGGTGCCGCCGCGCAGCTTCACCATCGACGTCGGCGTCTCCGACGACCTCGATCAGCTCGACGCGACGGCCGGCGACTATGACATGGACGCCGCCGCCAGGGTGCTGAACCGGGCGGTGGTCAACGAGGCGGTGGTCGAGCACTGGCGGGAGCGTGCCGGCGACCGCCGCACCATCGCCTTCTGCGCCACCGTCGCCCATGCCGAGGCGGTCGCCGCGGCCTTCCGCGCCGCGGGGATCACCGCCGCGACGGTGACCGGCGAGATGCCGGCAAGGGAGCGCGCGGCGCTGCTCGCCCGCTTCGACCGCGGGGAGGTGCAGGTGATCACCAACTGCATGGTGCTGACCGAAGGCTTCGACAGCCAGCCGGTCGGCTGCATCGTCGTGCTCCGCCCGATGCTCCACCGCGGCACCTTCATCCAGGCGATCGGTCGCGGGCTGCGGAAGGTGGACCCCGAGCGCTTCCCCGGCGTCATCAAGACCGACTGCATCGTCCTCGACTTCGCCGGTGCCGCGCAGCGGCACGGCTCGATCGAGCACGATGGTATGCTCGCCGAGGAGGAGGAGGCGGGGCCTGGCCAGGCGCCCTACAAGACCTGCCCGGACTGCGCGGCGGAAGTCCCGCTCGGCACCATCGCCTGCCCCTTCTGCGGCCACCTCTGGGAGCGGAAGCTCCGCGAGAAGCGCCCCCTGCAGTGCTTCGGGCTGACCGAGATCGACCTCCTGGACCGCTCGCCCTTCCGCTGGTGGGACATGCATGGCGACGGCCAGGCGATGATCGCCTGCGGCTTCGACGCCTGGGCCGGCGTGTTCTTCGACGGGGAGCACTGGCACGCGGTCGGCAAGCTCCGCCAGGGGCGGCTGCGGCATCTCGGCGTCGGCGAGCGGGCCCAGGTCCTGGCCGGAGCCGACGACTTCCTGCGCCAGGCCGAGACCAGCGCCGCCGCGACCAAGAGCCGGCTGTGGCTCAACCATCCGGCGACCGCCCGCCAGCGCGAGCTGCTCATCAAGGCCGGCGATGCCGATCCGGCGCTGGACTTCGGCCTGTCGAAATACGCCGCGAACTGCCGGCTGAACTTCCTGTGCCACCGGTCGCAGATCCTGGCCGCGGTGTTTCCCAAGGGCATCGCGAGGGCGGCATGACGCCGGCGTTCGATCATGCCGTTGGCGCCCGCCCCCCGCGCGCTCTGCGCCGTCTGCCGGCGACGGGCGCGCGGCTTCGGCTGGTTCGACCCGACCTCGGCGAAGCCGCCGCGGCCTTCCGTCTCCTTCTGCTCCATCACCTGCCAGGTCTGGTGGACGCGCCGCGCCGCCCGGGAGGCACCCGCCATGGTTGACCTCACCGCACAGGAGCGGGCCGCCCTGCGCGCGGCGATGCGCGCCATGGCCGAGGTGATGGCCGAGATCGGCTGGACCACGCCGCTGAACGCGCTGTCGGAGCAGCAGGCGCTGACGCTCGCGGAGGTGGCCGTCGGCGCCTTCCAGGACGCGATGCGGCCGTCCTGTCCGTCCACCTCCCCGGAGGTTCCCTTCTGATGGCGGAGGCCAGCCTCGACTTCAACCACCGCCCGAAGCCGCCCACCACTGCCGAGGCGATCAACGCGCTGATCGACGCGGCGCTGGTGGCGGAGAACGGCACGCGGGCGCGCCGCGAGTATCTCGGTGGCTCGCGGCTGGGCGATCCCTGCGCGCGGCGCCTGCAGTACGAGTTCCTCGACGTCCCGCGCGACCCCGACAGCGGCTTCTCGGGTCAGACGCTCCGAATCTTCGCGGTGGGGCATGTCTTCGAGGACCTGGCGATCGGTTGGCTGCGGCGCGCCGGCTTCGACGTCCGCACTCGCAGCCGCGCCGGCGAGCAGTTCGGCTTCTCCGTCGCCGGCGGGCGTGTGCAAGGCCACATCGACGGCGTTGTCGTCGCGGCCCCCGCACCGGCGGAGGCCGTCGTCGCCGTGCCGGCGCTGTGGGAGTGCAAGTCGGCCAATGCCCGGAACTGGAAGGAGATCGTCCGGCGCGGCGTCGCCGCGGCGAAGCCGATCTACGCAGCGCAGATCGCGCTCTACCAGGCCTATATGGGCCTGACCGATGCGCCGGCCCTGTTCACCGCGGTGAACAAGGACACTGCCGAGCTCCACCACGAGCTCGTGCCGTTCGACGGCGCGCTGGCCCAGGCCACCAGCGATAAGGCGGTGCGCGTCCTGCAGGCCTGCGACGCCGGCGAGTGGCTGCCCCGCGTCGCCGCCGAGCCCGAACACATCGAGTGCACCCGCTGTCCCTGGCGCACGCGGTGCTGGTCATGAGCGCCGCCGAGGTGATGCAGCCGATGCCCGTCACGCCCGATGCCGCCATGATTGCGGACTATGCCGAGGTGGTCTTCGGCTGGTGCGAGGGGTGGGTCGCGGTCCGCGCCCTCGCCGAAAAGGGCGGACCCGACCGCGCGCCGCACACGCCGTTTTTGCCGGCCGACGCCGAACTACCGGCGAAGCTGGCCGTGCAGGCGCAGTGGGCCGCCCAGGCCGGCATGGCGCTCTACGTCATCCCTGGCACGGTCCCCGAGCCCGGCCAGGCCAGCGCCGAGCATATCGCGCAGATGCAGGTGGTGCTGGTTGACCTGGATGGCGGCGATATCGCGGCCAAGCGGGCGCACCTCCTCCACCACCTGGGCGCGCCCAGCCTCGAGGTGGCCTCGGGCGGTGTCACGCCGGAGGGCCAGGAGAAGCTCCACCTCTACTGGCGGCTCACGGAGCCGGCCACCGGTGAGGACCTCGCCACGGTCTGCCGCCTCCGACACGCGATCGCGGTGAAGGTCGGCGGCGACCCGGCCTTCCGCTCGGCGCATCAGCCGATCCGCGTCGCCGGGTCGATCCATGCCAAGGGCGGGCAGCCGAGGCTGGTCGCCATCCTCGCCTGGGCGATCGAGGGCTGCCTCGAATGGCAGCGGGTCGGCCTCCGCCCGCCCGCCACCGTGCTCGCCGCCACCGACGAGTACTTCGAGGCCGAGGACGCGCTGGGGCGCTGGATCGAGGAGTGCTGCGAGCAGGGACCCGCCTTCAGCGAAACCACGGCGACCCTGTTCGCCAGCTGGAAGGCCTGGGCCGAGGCCGGTGGCGAGTACGTCGGCTCGATCAAGCGCTTCTCGCAGACGCTCACCGCGCGCGGCTTCGAGCGCTGTCGCGCAGCGGCATCCACTCCGCGCGGCTTCCGCGGCATCGCGCTCAAGCCCCGTCAACCCGGCATCACCGACATGGAGTTCTGACGATGCAACGGTACGTGACCGAGCCCCGGATCGTTTCGATGCCAGATGTGCCAGATCACTCCCATATCCCCGTTACGCGCGCGCGTGTGCGCACGCGAGGCGGGTTTTCCGGAGAACCTGGCACATCTGGCACATCCGGCATCGGAACGATCTGCAGCCTCCTAGCTCTCGACCTGGGCAGCACCATCGGCTGGGCGGTGCGACTGCCGGACGGCAGCATCGCCTCCGGCACCGCCGCCTTCCGCCCAGGGCGCTTCGAGGGCGGCGGCATGGGCTGGCTGCGCTTCCGCCACTGGCTGGACAGCATGGCCGCCAGCGCAGGCCCGATCGGAAGCATCGTCTTCGAGGAGGTGCGGCGGCACGCCGGGACCACGGCGGCCCACGTGTATGGCGGCTTCCTCGCGCATCTGACCGCCTGGTGCGAAGCTGCAAGCATCCCCTATCAGGGCGTGCCCGTCGGCACGATCAAGCGCTTCGCAACCGGCAAGGGCAATGCGCCGAAGGAGGCGGTGATCGCCGCCATGCGCGCCCGCGGCTTCGCGCCCGCGGACGACAACGAGGCCGACGCCATCGCCCTGCTGCTGTGGGCGATCGACGCCCGGGGCGGTGTGCAGTGAGGCTGCCCGGCGCACCGGCGCTCCCGCGCTGTCCGCTCGGCCGCGAGCCGAGCCCCGCCACCCCGGCCGACCTCGAAGCCATGCGCCGGCGCGTCTGGCGCGAGCAGGGCATCGTCGCCCTCCGCCTCGAGGACATCACCGATCCCTGGCTCCGCCAGGCCCTCACCAACGAAGCGATGCGGCGCTGGGGGCCGCACAACGGAGGCATGACCCATGGCCGCCGCTAGGCGCAAGAAGAAGATCCGCATCCAGCGGGAGAGCCTCGGCACGCCGAGCCGGTGGCGCCTGCAGCACGGCGACTTCGCCGAGCCCGTGCGCGAGGCCGATCCGGAGACCGGTGCGCCCGTCCTACATCGCCGCGCCATCGAAACCCTTGGCCTGATGCTGGCCAACGGCACCATCACCCAGGAGATGCATGACGCGGGTGGCTGCTTCCGGATGCTGTTCCGGCGCGCCGCGCTGGACGGCATGGTGCGTGCCTCCCTGCTGCGCCTGCCAGGCCGGACCGCCGACGCGCTGTCGGAGCGCGCCGTGGACGCGCGGCGGCGCGTGTCCGAGGCGCTCGACGCGCTCGGCGGCCACGACAGCGCCGCCGGCTCCTGCGCGTGGCACGTGCTCGGCCTCGAGATGTCAGTGCGCGAATGGGCGATGCGCCAAGGCTGGGGCGGGCGTCCGGTCTCGCCGCCGCAGGCGCAGGGCATGCTGGTCGCAACGCTCGCTGTGCTGGCCGGACACTTCGGCCTCGTGCCGCGGACGAGGGCGGCGTGAGGGCAGCACGCCGCGGCAGATCATCGGAGCGAAAACAAAGGAACATCTGCGCAGGAATGTCGCGTTGCGCCCTGGAATCCGCCTGTCCTATCCTCCAGCCAACTTGAAGATGTGCGAGCGCGGGGCAGCCGGCCTGCCACAACCTCGCTCGATAGAGACAGTGGCTCGCGAACCGCAGGGTCCTTCCTGGGCCTGGCGTATGCGGGACGCGGAAGCGCGCAAGGTTCCTAGCGTCAGCCCCGTTTTCCAGGTTGCCAGCGCCGCGCGGTTGCCAGCCGCGCTGTCCTGATCCTTCAGCCACGCCAGCAGGTCCGCATGCCCGAAGCCCCCTGGGCGGCGAGCGCCGTCAAGGCGCGCGCGACTGCCTCGCTGCTGCCCTATACCGGCAATGCGCGCACGCACTCGCCCGACCAGGTGGCGCAGATCGCGGCCAGCATCCTCGAGTTCGGCTTCGTCGCGCCGGTGCTGGTGGACGAGCGCGGTGAGATCATCGCCGGCCACGGCCGGCTACTGGCCGCGCAGTCGCTCGGGCTGGCGACGGTGCCGACGATCGTCCGCGCCGGGCTGACCGACGCGCAGAAGGCGGCCTACCGCCTGGCCGACAACCGCATCGCGCTGAACGCGGGATGGGACGAGGCGCTGCTCGCGGCCGAGCTCGCCAAGCTGCAGGAGACGGGCGGCATCGATCTCGCGCTGACCGGCTTCGGGGCGGAGGAGATCGACCGGCTGCTGGCCGGGCTTGAGGCGGTGGCAACCGAGCCTGGCAACGGGGCGGTTGCCAGCCCGGCGGTTGCCAGCGGTGAGCCGGTGGCAACCGGGGAACTGGCTGAGGACCCCGCCGACGCCGAGCCTGTGGCGCCGCGCCAGGCCGTCACCCGCCCCGGCGACCTCTGGCGGCTCGGCGAGCATCGCCTCCTCTGCGGCGACAGCACCGATGCGGCCTCCGTCGCCCGCGTCATTGGCGCCGACGGCGCCGCGCTGCTGTTCACCTCGCCGCCCTACGGCAACCAGCGGGCCTACACGACGGGCGGCGTCTCGGATTGGGACGCGCTGATGCAGGGCGTGTTCCGGCATCTCAGGGACCGCGCCGTGCTGCAGCCCGACGGCCAGGTGCTGGTGAACCTCGGGCTGATCCACCGCGAGGGTGAGTGGCAGCCCTACTGGCAGGGGTGGCTGGAGTGGATGCGCGCCCAGGGCTGGCGGCGCTTCGGCCTCTACGCCTGGGACCAGGGGCCCGGCCTGCCGGGGGACTGGAACGGCCGCCTCGCGCCGGCCTTCGAGCTGGTGTTCCACTTCAACCGCGAGGCGCGGGCGCCGAACAAGATCGTCCCCTGCAAATGGGCCGGCACGCCCAACAAGGGCAGCGGGCTGCGCGCCGCCGACGGCGAGGTCAAGGCCTACACCCACATCGGCCTCCCCGTGCAGGAGATGCGCATCCCCGACAGCGTGCTGCGGATCACCCGCCACAAGGCCAGGGGCATCGAGACCGAGCATCCGGCGGTGTTCCCCATCGCCCTGCCGGAGTTCCTGATGCGCGCCTACACGGCCGAGGGCGAGGCGGTGTTCGAGCCCTTCGCGGGGAGCGGCACGACGATCCTCGCCGGCCAGCGCACGGGTCGCAGGGTCAGAGCCATCGAGCTCGCCCCGGCCTACGTGGACCTCGTCGTCGCGCGCTGGCGCATGCTGCATCCAGACCTGCCGGTGACGCTCGCCGAGGACGGGCGGGACTACGATGCCGTCGCCGCGGCGCGGGCGGCGGAGGCGGCGCATGCGGCCTGACCGGCAAGGATCAGGCCGCTGCGAGAGCCTGCCGCGCCACGGCCAGGTCATGCGCCGTCTGAAGGTTCATCCAGAACTCGGCCGAGGTGCCGAATCGTGCCGCGAGCTTCAGCGCCGTCTCGGCCGTGATCGCACGCGTCCCGGCCAGGATCGCCGTGATGCGGTTGGTCGGCACCCCGATCTCGCGCGCCAGCCGCGTTGCCGACAGGCCCATCGGCACAAGGAACTCCTCGCGCAGGACCTCGCCTGGCGTCACAGGCGGCATCGTCACAGCAGCCGCGACGTCGCCGAAGCCGATGCGCCCTGCATCCAGCTCCTCGCGGGAAATCAGACGACGTCGGGTCGGCATCACTCACTCTCCTCAGTGGTAGTCCACGATCTCGACTTCATGCGCATGCCCATCCCGCCACACGAAGCACACGCGCCATTGGTCGTTGACCCTGATGCTGTGCTGGCCGGCGCGATCTCCCCTCAGCGCTTCGAGCCGATTGCTCGGCGGGATGCGCAGATCATCGAGCCGTGTCGCAGCGTCCAGCATCGCGAGCTTCCTGCGCGCAGCCGGGAGGACATCCGCCGGGAAGCCTTTCGGCATCTGGTTGCGAAAGACCGCCGCCGTCCGCTTGCAGCGAAAGCTCTTGATCACCGCCGTTATGTGACACGTCACAGCCGTTACGTCAAGCGTAACACTGGGGGTGTTGCGCATGCGGCCTGATCTCCGCGTCGAGATGCTGGCGGTGGCCTCGCTCGTCCCCTATGCCGGCAATGCCCGGCAGCACCCGCCCGAGCAGGTGGCGCAGCTCGCCGCCTCGATCGGCGAGTTCGGCTTCACCGTGCCGGTGCTGGTGGACGAGAGGGGCGTGCTGATCGCCGGCCACGGCCGCGTCCTCGCCGCCAAGGCGCTCGGCATGGATGCGGTGCCGGCGATCCGGCTCGCGCATCTGACCGAGGCGCAGGCGCGGGCCTATCGGCTGGCGGACAACCAGCTCGCCCTGACCTCGACCTGGGACGAGGCGCTGCTGGCCGCCGAGCTGCGCGCGTTGCGCACGGAGGCGTTCGACCTCGGGCTGATGGGCTTCGATCAGGGCACGCTGGACCGGCTGCTGGCTGACGTCGCCGCGGAGGAGCCTGTCGCGGCGGGTGGTGATCCGGACGCCCCGGCCCCCGAGCCGCCCGAGGCGCCGGTCACCCGGCCCGGCGATCTCTGGCTGCTCGGCCCCCATCGCCTGCTCTGCGGCGACGCCGCCAGCGCCGCCGATGTCGCGCGGCTCCTCGACGGCGCGCGGCCGCATCTGATGATCACCGACCCGCCTTACGGCGTGGACTACGACCCCGCCTGGCGGAACGAGGCCGGCGTCTCCGCCACCATGCGCACCGGCAGGGTGGCCAACGACGACCGCGCCGACTGGCGCGAGGCCTGGGCGCTGTTCCCAGGCGACGTCGCCTATGTCTGGCACGCCGGGGTGCATGCCCGGACGGTGATCGAGAGCCTCGAGGCCGCCGGCTTCGCGGTGCGCAGCCAGATCATCTGGGCGAAGCCGCGCTTCGTGCTGGGGCGGGGGGACTACCACTGGCAGCACGAGCCCTGCCTCTACGCCGTCCGCAAGGGCAGGACCGGCCACTGGCAGGGCGCGCGCGACCAGGCGACGCTCTGGCCGATCGGCACCGCGGGCGACGAGGACGCCGCCACCATCCACGGCACGCAGAAGCCCGTCGAATGCATGCGCCGGCCGATGCTGAACAACAGCGCGCCGGGCGAGGCGGTCTACGAGCCCTTCTGCGGCAGCGGGAGCACGATCATCGCGGCCGAAACCATCGGGCGCGTCTGCCATGCGATGGAGATCGACCCCCGCTACGTCGATGTGGCGGTCAAGCGCTGGCAGGCCTTCACCGGCCGGGCCGCGGTGCTGGCCGGCGAGGAGCGGGTGTTCGACGACATCGCCGCCACCCGCGGCAGGCAGGCGGCGGCGTGATCCGCGGCGCGTTGCCCCCGTCACTCGGCGATGCGGTAGATCGAGAAGGATCCCTTCGCCCCTTCTTTGTTCGGGCCGACCTGGCGGATGCGCTCGGCCGCGATGACGGTGATGCCCTGGCGGCGCTTCAGCCCGGCGAAGAACCCGCGCACCGTGTGCGGCTGCCAGCCGGTCGCCGCGACGATCTGGGCGA